AAGGTCCCCACGGCAACAACGTTCAGCTAGGGCGCTATGGACGCAACAGAACCAACATTTGGGAATATCCTAGCGTCAGCGCTCTCTCCTCAAACGGCGACGAAGGCAATCTACTGGCGCTGCATCCAACGGTGAAACCCGTCGCACTTATCGCTGACGCTCTGCTCGACTGCTCCGCGCGCGGCGAGATTGTTCTCGATACTTTCCTCGGCTCTGGCAGCACCGTCATCGCTGCCGAACGTGTTGGCCGGGTCTGTTTTGGAATGGAAATCGAACCGCTCTACGTGGATGTAGCTATTCGCCGGTGGCAACGGCACACGGGCGACCGCGCAATTCATTCAGGAACGGGCAAGTGCTTCGATGAGCTAGCGGCCACTTCTGAGGTGGGAAATGGCCAATAACAACGACATTCACGAGGTTGGTTATGGCAAACCGCCAGGCCATACGCAATTCGCGAAAGGCCAGTCGGGAAATCCAAAAGGAAGACCGAAAGGCTCACAAAATCTTTCCACCATTCTCAATAAAGTGGGGCGCGAACGCGTGAAAGTGACCGAGAACGGCCGCACTCGCTACATAACCAAATTTGAAGCAACGATACTTCAATTAGTGAACAAGGCCGTAGCAGGCGACCTTAACGCTGCCCGGGTGCTTTTGTCGTGGTCCACATGGTTGGCGAATTCCGAGCAAACTGCTGTTCCCTTGCCTGTTCCACACGAGAGAGACGAGGCAGTCATGGCAAGCATACTCGAACACATCCGGCAAGCGGAAGGTCTGTCGGCGAAAATTGAGATCGATCCTGGAGCGAAAGATCCTGCTCCGAAAAATGAGTAACTATGACGCTTACTGACAGCCAATACGAATTTCTGATGCGCCGATACCTAATGGGCTTCATTGAACGCTCATTCTATGAACTCAACCCCCAGGCCCCCTTTTCAAAGAGTCCTCACATCGAGATGTTGGCGTCCATGCTGGAGGGCATCCGAAAAGGCACAATCAAGCGTCTCATCGTAAACATACCCCCGCGTTCCCTAAAATCTCACACGGTGAGCGTGGCCTTCCCAGCCTGGTTACTCGGTCACAATCCGGCCATACAGATTATTTGTGCCAGCTACGGCCAGGATCTTGCGGATAAACACGCGAGAGATTGCCGCACTCTAATGGCAAGCACGTTTTATCAAAGGCTCTTCCACCAAACACGACTTTCCACGGAGAAGCAGTCAGTGAACGAATTCATGACAACTGACCAGGGGTTTCGGATGTCCACTTCCGTGGGAGGTGTGCTGACCGGCCGTGGCGCGGATATCATCATTCTCGATGACCCACTGAAGCCCGACGATGCGCTCTCTGAAACCAGACGAACCAGCGTGAATGAGTGGTATGACAACACATTGGTAAGCCGGCTGAACAGCAAGGAAAAAGGCGCGATCATTATTGTCATGCAAAGACTGCACCAGGATGATTTGGTCGGTCACGTACTCGACCAGGAGGATTGGAAGGTCCTATCGTTTCCCGCCATCGCGCAGGAAGACGAAGTGCATATTATCGAGAGCCCATTAGGACGCCGCCGCTTTGAGCGCAAGGTGGGTGAAGTCTTGCAGCCAGATCGTGAATCGAAAAGCACCCTTGAGAACATCAAGCGGACCATCGGCGAATACAATTTCGCCAGCCAATACCAGCAATGTCCCATGCCTCTCGGTGGTGCCCTCGTAAAAACTGAATGGCTGAAGTACTACGACCCGAGTGATCTCCCTTATAGATTTATCTCCATAATTCAAAGCTGGGATACTGCGAACAAGAGCGGCGAACTGAACGACTTCAGCGTCTGTACCACATGGGGTGTCACCTGCGATCACTACTACCTTCTTCATGTATTTCGTAACCGGCTCAACTATCCCGAGTTAAAGCGCGCAGTAAAGGCGCATGCAAAAGAGCATAAGGCCAACAAGATCCTAATAGAGGATAAGGCATCGGGTACGCAACTGATCCAAGATCTGAAAGCCGACGGGGTCTATGGGGTTGAACCCTACGATTCTCCTCCCGGATCTGACAAAACCTTGCGCCTCTATTCTCAAACGGCCGAATTTGAAAGTGGCCGTGTTATTTTGCCGCGTTCGGCTTCGTGGCTGGACGAGTATGTGCGTGAGATAACTTCTTTCCCCGGCTGCAAGTATGACGATCAAGTGGATTCCACCACACAGGCGCTCGATCACTTAAAAGAGAACGACTTAGGCGTCTGGGCGAAGCTCTGACACCCTTTTGTAGGACGATCAGGTTGTCACAAATGTAGGCTCTTCCCCATCCTTATTAATACCTGGTTTTCTTCCCTTCGGCGACAGAGTTCGCTTGACTGTTTGCCCCCCGCAAGCGGAAATGTGCTGATGCTCAGGAGGAGAAAATGGCTGAAGGCATCCCAGGACAGATCACCAAATTAAACACTTTGTCTCGACAGCAGTTGCTAGAAATGTGGCAGAAGCTTTACCAGAAAGCCGCTCCAACCGGGATTAGAAGAGAGCTGCTGGTTCCCTTCCTCGCCTACCGAATCCAGGAGCGAGCCTATGGCGGTCTAAAGCCTTCCACGCGCTCGGAACTTCGTCGCATAGCTCGAGACCTTGAAAAACCGACGGGGTCAAACGAACGTCGAACTCGGATCAGAATAAAGCCGGGAACCCGCCTAGTTCGTGATTGGCGCAGCGAAACACATGAAGTCGCAGTCACCGAAACCGGCTTCGAGTATCGCGGATCGAACTACTCCAGCTTGTCCAAAATCGCGTGCAAGATCACCGGCACGCGCTGGTCTGGTCCTGCGTTCTTTGGCCTCAATAAAACTGACTCAGATCCAGGTCGCCACCATGACTAAGGAGCGAGTGCGGTGCGCCATCTACACCCGGAAATCATCCGAAGAAGGACTCGAGCAGTCCTTCAATTCTCTCGAAGCCCAACGTGAAGCCTGCATGGCTTACATACATAGCCAGAAGCACGAAGGTTGGACCGCGCTAAGTAACCGTTACGATGACGGAGGGTTCTCTGGTGGGAACCTTGAGAGACCAGGTCTCAAGCGACTACTGGATGACATCAAGGCTGGTGGGCTCGACACAGTCATAGTTTACAAAGTGGATCGCCTCACTCGATCGCTGACTGATTTCGCCAAGATCATCGAGATCTTCGACTCCCATAAAGTAAGCTTTGTCTCTGTCACTCAGCACTTCAACACCACATCCTCGATGGGGCGGCTAACCCTGAACGTATTACTGTCCTTCGCTCAATTCGAACGCGAAATCACGGGCGAGAGGATTCGGGACAAAATCGCCGCCTCGAAGAAAAAAGGCATGTGGATGGGGGGCCTTGTTCCTCTCGGTTACGATTGCGTTGACCGGCGACTCGTTGTTAATAAGGAAGAAGCAAAAATCGTTCGCGAAATCTTCCGTCAATACTTGCGGCTGGGATGCGTCAGTAAACTCAAACAGTTCTTAGAACAGAAGCATATCCGGAGCAAGATTCGTGCGAGCAACGCCGGACATACCAATGGCGGGGCGACGTATTCTCGGGGTGCCCTCTATCATCTGCTAAACAATCGCATCTACATTGGGGAAACTGTCCATCGCAAGGAGTCCTATGTAGGCCAGCACGAGGCAATCGTGTCGCAGGATCTGTGGAACAAGGTCGCCGCACACTTACGGCAAAATGATCAGTCGCACCGCGACGGTGAATCCAATTCGACGCCGAGTTTGCTCAGCGGCAAACTTTTCGATACCAGCGGTGTTCGGTTCACACCAACGCATTCCCTTAAGAACGGAAAACGGTATCGCTACTACACCTCACAAACCGTAGTCACACAGGCTGGCATCAAACCCGCAATTACACGCTTTCCAGCCCACGAGATCGAGAAGTTCGTTGTGTCGCAAATACATCTTTTGCTCCAGGATCCCGGCAAGTGCACAGCTGGGATAAAAGACAGGCCAAGCAAAGAAGTAGCGACAGAATGCATCAAGCAGTTGTCGAAGGAATGGCCGACGCTCGAGCTCTCGAAGCAGCAGGAGTTCGTCGGGGACTTACTGAGGCGGGTGACGATAGGCCAGAAGGAAGTGTGGATCGAGATCGACAGGAGAACTCTACTCGCAACATTACTAGGGCGAAAACCAGAAGCCCTCTCTCCTCCGCGCCGATACAAATCTGACATTCTGAGGCTAGCCGGCGAATTCAAGGTTATGCGTCGAGGCGGGGAACTTCGTGTGATCTTGCCGCACGGTGACTCGTGTTTCGAAAGAGAACGCGTACCTTCGTTGGTGAAGGCGGTCGCACGCGCCCGCGGCTGGTACGAAAAAATCGTTGCTGGCGAGGTTACAACCATTGGTCAACTCGCGCGGAAATCAGGTCTGACCCGTCGATATGTCAGGCGCATCTTGCAGTTCGCACACCTCTCGCCGCAGATCACAGAGTCACTACTAACCGGCAAACACCGGCGCAACCTCACCCTCAAGGAATTTCTGCGCGGCGTGCCACTCAATTGGCGAGAACAGGGACAGAAAATACTTTGGCAGCTCTGAAATAGCAGAGCCTGGGCTCGGATCGTTCACGTCGGGGCTCTCCGCCGCACAGCAACGAAGTCTACTCGGGTCTTCCCAAAACATATGAATTGCGCGGGCACCACGTAGTCTCAGGACTGCCTTACTTCGCTACGGTTACCCGACATAGCGTAAAACATGGTGACGACCGA